CATATTACGGGGCAGGCAAAATCGGCCCTGTTCACGCGATGCATATTCTTCGGATCAATCGGGCTACACCTGGCAAACAATCCCGGCGGCCCTGTGATCGTTGACCGATGCCGCTTCAAGAGGAATAAAGATTACGGCATCTATGGAGCGGCAGAAGGCTTTGGCCTGCTCAACAGCAAGATCACCGGCCCAGGTTCTGGCCATGCGCACGGGTTGAGGATTGCAGGCGGCCAGGACGTGTGCATTCAGCGGTCCACCTGCTGGCTGAAACGGGCTTTCACGTCGTTCACTCTTTGCGACGGAATCAATGCAGGCGGCGTTCCGCGCTATGTATTCCGGCACGGTTCTATCGTGAACTGCCGAAGCAACCGGGGCGGCCTTCGTCCTCACATCGCCGTGGCGCCTCAGAACCCGGTCGCGGCGGCGAACGGGGCAAAGGTCCAATGCGTGGACATTATCGGCAATAAGATCAAATCGGACGATATATCATGGCGGGGGATTGTCCTTTGCGCCGACCGTGTTAATATTATGGACAACACGCTCGATTGTGGGCCTGAGGTGAGGACGAACGCCCTGGGCGACACATTCTACAAATCACGATACGGGCCGGTGAAGGTGGCGGCGGCTGGCATAACGCGCGGGCACATCCATTTGCGAGAAATGGCCGGGGCCAAAGCCAGCAATTTGTTCATCGTTGGCAATGTATTCAAGGGCAGCTGCAAGCCCGTAGAAGGGCGGCAGGGATGACGGGACCACTGCACGGGTTGGTCGGCTGCACCTGCCCCGGCTGCATGGCCGACCCGCCTGTTGGCTGCACCTGTACTCCTGGCAGTGCGTGGGTTGACCTTGTTGACGGCGTGACGACAGAGTGCGGCGGGATGGCGCGGAAGTACCAAATCAAAGATTATTCGCCTACGTTCTTCGATAACACCGGATGCTCAGGGCTCACCCACGCAACGCAAGACTGGGGCGGCGTGATGAAAGCTACATGGGAGCCAATAACATCTGGGGCATCGACGAACGTGTGTTACTGGCAACCCGACTCTGTTCACGAAACACACGGAATAACGGCCAGCAGGTTCGACATTTTGGAGGTGTACAGCTACTTGAGCCACGAAGGAACGCAAGGGTGGGCCATGGTACTGAGAACGGACCATGACGTGATCTGGTCTGGCGTGAAAGACACCGGCCCAAGCCCTCATGGTAGATACGAGGCGGATGGCGAATCAGACTGTAACCAAGAGTTAAGTCTTGAGATGGTGCCCTACACATCATGATGAACCTTGCCGAGTACGAGCAGGATAGGAAGGATAGGCGCCGCCGCTATGAGTTGAGGCGTCTTAAGAGTCTAGGCAACTGCACCTGGCGGGGCGAGCATACCGGACTGGTCAAGTGCCCAAGCTGCGGCGGCGGCGGCGTTTCAATAAAGGTATTCTCATGCGACAAGCACGGACGCTGTACCGTAGCAAGGTCAGCTGATGGGATCGCGTGTTGTGGGACTTGCAATGATTACGAGGTCGGAACGTGAAAAACTTTCTCCTCCGCCCCCCGCTGGCGTGACAACCGGCGGGGGGTTTACACAAGGACGGCTACAGCATGAACCAGAACGCGTTGGAAACGGCGGTCGGTCGAGGTATCAAGGCGCTGGACCAGACGAACCCAGACTGGGTTTGCGAATTGTCCGCGTCCGGCCCGTGGGCCAGCATCAACATGAAATCATCGCAGCGGTGTATCCTGGGCAAACTGTGCGGAACCTACCTTAAGGGGATCAACAGCATGGGGTTCAGTTCTGCGAGCGCACTAAAACCGGAGTATTACGGGTTCACGCTTGAGCCGTTGCCCCACAAGCCAACGGAAACCGCGCCGATACAACCGGCGAAGAACTGGCGCCTGCTCAAAGCGGCCTGGATAAATATGCTTACGGCCCGCGTCAGGAAGAACAGCAGAAACATAATGCCGTCGGTTTAACGCCATGGACGCGAAAATCATCACGATCGGCATCGCGCTGCTCATCCAGTTGGGCGGGATCATCTGGTGGGCGAGCAGCTTGCAGGGTGAGGTTCGGCACAACAACTACCAAATCCAGATGATGCAGCCAGACCTTGACGAAGCGATCAGCTTCACGAAATTATGGCCTGCGGGCAAGTGGGGCAGCGGCGAACTGCCGAGCGATACGAGGCAGGACTTGAAAATCGCGCGACTGGAAAAACAGATGGATCAGATCCTGCGGAAGTTGTACGAAATAAACGGCGGCGGGAGGCCGAGATGAATGCACGGGCCGTGATGCGGTATCTTTCTGGAAACGTGTGGCATGACATCGGCGCCATACTGATCGGCTACGGTCTGGGCAATCTAATATTCAATGCACTGGGGGTCACGCTATGATCGAGGCACTAATCGGATGGGGCCGGGGCAGCAAGGTCGGGATCGTGCTGCTGGTCGTTGCCGCGGTTGCCGTGGCGGGCATGGTTCTGGCACAGGGATGCAGCCTGGGCGATGTCGTCAAGGTTGACGTGCCGCGCGAGGTGCAAAAGGGCATCCGCGTGCCGTCGCGGGTCACGCTGAACGAATACGCGATGACGATGGAGCAGTGGATTGAGCACTGCGAGCGCGGCACGGAAAGGTTCGCCGCCGCAGGTGATCGGGCTTATGGGATCTTTAGCTTTCTTCAGACGATCACCACCACCGGCCTGGGCATGGGCACGACTGCACTGGAATCCAGCGGGGTGCCAGGCGGCACAATCATCTCGATGATACTGGCTGGCGGCGCTGGCCTGATGCTCAAGCAACCCGGCGCGGGCAAGGAGCTACAGCAGGCGAAGGAGTCGTCGTTTAACAGTGGTTTGCGCAAGGCAGCGTCCATCGCCAACGGAAACGGCGGGACGGCATAGCCATGCTCAACGGCACGCATCTCTTGACCCAGGGCGACGTGACCAAACGGCTCCGCGAGTTGCCAGCGGGGTCGGTCCAGTGCGTGGTAACGTCGCCGCCGTATTGGGGGCTGCGGGATTATGGGACTGCAATGTGGGCGGGTAGTGATCCGACGTGTGACCATAGACAGCATGCAACGGGCGGGAACCCAGAGCAGGGGCCGAATAAAGGCAACAATAACGCCGAAGCCAAGCCCTACCGCGACATCTGCGGCAAGTGCGGAGCGAAGCGCATCGACGCACAGATCGGTCTTGAGAAAACGCCGGAAGAGTACGTCGAAAAGATGGCCAGCGTGTTCCGCGAGGTGCGGCGGGTGCTGCGTGACGATGGCACGGCGTGGGTCAATATCGGGGATAGTTACGCGAACATATCGAGCGGAGGAGGCGGGGCAGTGGACATCAGAACAGATGGCCGCAGAACTACCCCAGGCGATAAAGTTCGCGGCAGACAGCAGGGCACGAACACTTGTTTGTGTCAGTATGAAACCACCATGCGGGGCTCGACTTGCGGGCAATGGCCTGCAGCAGTTATTATGGTATGACGTGGGAGGGAAGGAAGGCGGCAAGCTATGGCGCTGGAATGTCTGGTCTGGACGCGAGGCGGCACCGCGAAGCGTGTCGTCAACGTCGCGGTCAGAGGCTCAAACGTGGCGGGCGATGATTACGACCCTGCCCACCAGCAGGTCATCGACATTATCGACCAGCGGCACGACGGCAACCGGCGCATGCTTGAGACAGGCACCGGATTGCTACGGCTGTTGACTGACGCCGAACTCGCAGACGAAATCAACCAAGAGGCCATAGATAGCTCGCTGGTCAATGGCCCCGTGCCGAGGCCGTGATATGCCATTTCATGTTGAAGCGTTCCCGTCTGGCTCGAGCAACGACGACACCACCACGCTATCGCCGGGCTTTCTGACCAACGCGGGCATCATCTTTGGTGCGACTAAATCAACATCGGGGGCCAGCACCGGCCTTTTCAACGGCGTCGGGATGTTCACGTCGTCCGATGCCTATCTGAGCCAGGTCTACAGCGCGAATGGCCAGTCAACACCGGCGTGCGAATCGCGGACCTTACTGAAGGCTGCCGGGTACGGGGACACCGGGACCACCCGCGAGCATTGTCTGGTCGATTCGATCACATCCAGCAATGTCGTGCTCAAATGGGACGACGCGGCCAGCTCTGCCTGGCTGTATTCGGCGATCCTGTTCGGCGGGCTGCTCGACCAGGATTTGAGCGAAGGGACCGCAAGCGCGAATGGCACAGTGACCCAGAACCTGGGCTGGAACTCGCCGCCGGATCTTCTGATCCTGATGACCTGCTGGACGGCATCGGAGGCCGCAAGCACGGAAGTGCATGGCCATCTGGGCCTGTCGTTCTTATCGTGGGACGGTTCGAGCGAGTCGCAATACGGCGTGTCGATGGCGGCCGAGAACTTCGGCAGTGCAACCAATTCCGATACCACCAGGACGCTAGACCTGGATGGCTTTTCGATCCGCAGCCTTGACCCGTCAGGGCGGGACAATGACTTCACGCTGACCGCTCACGTTGATCCGGCCTTGACTAGCATAGACGGCGGCTACACGGTCGTCACGACTAACCACGACGGGACCGGGACGTGCCGGTATCAAGTGTTAGCACTGCGTGGGCTGAACGCCGCAGTGGTTGACGCGGACGCACCGACAGCCGTAGGATCCAGCAACGCCATCGGACCAGCGGCCAGGTTCACGCCTTCGGCGTGCTTGACGATGAACAACCAGACGACATCCGAAGGAAACGCAACCCACGCGTGCATCTCGTTGTCCATGCTGGACAAATTGACGACGCGGGGCCTGTGGGGACGTGACAAGGATAACGTGAGCTCAACGGCGACTGAGCGGCGGTGGCATGAGTCGTTGGCCTGGGTTGAAAGCCCGTCCACATCGGCCAACAAATTCGCCAGCACCCTGGGCGGGTTCTGTCATGGCGGCTTGACTGAGCAGGCCAGCGCCGTGGATACGGCCTACAAGCGGGGCTTTCTATTTCTTGGCGACCGTAACGCACCGGCCCCACGACAACGCAACATCAACAACAGGCGCCAGCGTCTGTCTCATCTGGCATGATTAAAGGATCGAACAATGGCAGGCAATAGGACGGTAACTAGATCATCGCAAGGGGTGCGGGTATTCTCATCCAACAGCACGAATAGCTCGCTGACGCTGCCAACTGACACGACCACCGCGCCGACCGCGGACAATGGGACGTCGGGCTACATTTCTACGGGTTCGGGACAGCCTGACGGCGAGGTTCACAACGTCGCGGTCTGCGAGTTCATAGGAACGGATGCAGCGAACGAGCAGTTCACTGTGTGGTGCTTTGGCGTATTCGTTCAGGACTTCGCTACGACGACGTACCATCACATACCATTTTGGAAACTGGATGTCACGCTAGGCAGCCTGGCAACGGGCGCAACTGGTGAATACTACGCCGACACGCTTGGCGTCAGCAAGGATTCGTCCGGCGCTACGGTGCAGACCGTGGAGACTGGCGATTTTGCGAACGCCGCCGCGAGAATCTCTTGGGATATTCAAGGCGCGGCCATGCTCTACTTCGAGGTGGATATCGACGAGCTGACAACCAACTCCACCAACGCGAATATCGTGGTTCACTTTATCTGATGCGGCTCCAGGCTGACGATCAAAATGGCAAAAACGGCGGCCACAAAATCAACAAAATAGCCGCAAAAACGGCACAATCGGTTTATAACCCTAGTATGGCGTTATAATAACGATATGAAAACGCGAAACAATCCACTGCTCGAGAACGGCATCAAGACAACCGGCCCCGATAGCTTCACGGCGCCCCATATATTCAACGACAGGCGGGGCCAGACGAGGGCCGAGCTGGTGCGACTCATGCGAAAGCAAACCGCCGCGGATTTTGTGGGCAAATTATTGCCAGGCGTGAACCGCTTCGGACTAAGTAAGGGGCAATTCAGTCTAATCGACGTGCTGGATGCGGTCACAGCCCAAACCGGCCCCGCTGAATTAAGCCTATCAACGTGGACGGCGGCGCGTGCCGACCTGTCACGCTTGGAGCAAATGCTGGCCGATCGCTTCACGTCGGTTCGCTTTCTGCTCGACTTTTCATTTCAGCGACGTCAGCCGAGCCTGATCGCCCACATACGGCGGCTGTTTGGCGACGGGTCAATCGTGGTAACACGGAACCACGCGAAATTCTGCCTGATCAAACGCGACGACTGGCGACTTGTGATCAGGACATCCATGAATCTTAACTTCAACCCGCGGCTCGAGGACGTCGAGATCAAAGACGACCCCGCCCTGTTCGACTTTCTGGATCACATATTGGCTGAGTTATTCGATGGCCACGACACAGCAAAGCAGCCCACCAAAAGCGTTAAAGACCTTGGCAAAGAGTTCGCCAGCTTTACGGCCTGACGAACGCAAGGCGCTGCCCAAGATCTACGCGATGATCCTGGAGGGCAACACCCGCACAGACATCGAGGAAGCCGCGCCGCAGCTATTCCCAGGGATGGATGTGGCCAGACTGCTCGACCATGCCATGCAGGCGTTCGCCGCAGTGGCAGACCAACCCACAGACGTGATCGGCGGCTGGTGCCTGGAATCCAGCCGCGACCTGTATCGTAAAATGGCCGAGGTCGGCGACTATGATGGAGCGCTGCGAGCGGTCAAGCAGATCACCGACATCGTGAAGTTTATCCAGGGCCAACGGCAGAACAAGATTCTGGAAATAAGCTAATGAGGCACGAATGAGCAAGGACAACGGAACAAACGGGACCAACGGGACCAACGGCAGAAACGGCCACAACGGCAAGGCTGCCAAGCAGCGTAAGGCAGGGAAGGGCGTGTCGCCCATCAGCGGCGTCGCCCCGCCTGTTGAGTACCAATGGAAGCCAGGGCAATCGGGCAACCCCAACGGGATGCCAAAGGGCAAGCGGTCCATCGTCGGGCAGCTCCACAAGATCCTCGACAAAGAGGTGCAGGGCAAAGACATGGCCGAGGCTATGGCCCGTATTGCCTACCAGCGAGCATTGCAGGGCGACTTCAAGTTCTGGGACGCCATCGTTGACCGGATCGACGGCAAGGTCGCGGACAAGCTCGAGGCGAAGCTCACCAGCGTGGCCAAGGCGGTGCCCGCGAAGATATTGGACGACGTACTCAATGCCGATAGACGTGCTAGAAACAACGGCCACAACGGCCAGTGATCGTCCCTACAAGCCGCGGGGGGTAGCCGATCGGCTTTTCCAATGCGACGCGCCGGAGGTGTTGCTAGAGGGACCGGCGGGCACAGGCAAGTCGCGGGCAGCGCTTGAGAAGGTGCTACTTTATTGCATGCATTGGGACGGCTGCCGGGTGCTGCTCATGCGCCAGACGCGCGAGAGTATGAGCGAATCGGTCCTGGTCACGTTCGAGAAGAAGGTGGTGCCAGAAGGCCACCCGATCCTAGGCGGCGCCAGCAGGCGGTTCCGCCAGGTCTATGACTTCCCGAACGGCTCGACGATCGTGGTCGGCGGCCTCGACAAGCCCGACAAGATCATGTCCACCGACTACGACCTGGTGGTGGTATTCGAGGCGACCGAAATATCACAGGACGCGTGGGAGAAGCTGACGACCCGCTTGCGCAACGGCGTGCTGCCCTTCCAGCAGGCCATCGCAGATTGTAACCCAGGGGCGTCCACGCACTGGCTGAACCAACGAGCCAACGACGGCCAGATGGTGCGGCTACTGTCACGACATGAGGACAACCCAGAGCTGCACGATGGCCGCGGATGGACACGCAACGGCGCCCGGTACATCGACAAGCTCGAGCGGCTTGGCGGTCATCGACGCGAGCGGCTACGGTTCGGGCGATGGGCAACGGCTGAAGGGCTGGTCTATTCAGCCTGGGACGCCGCGGTCAATCTGGTGGAATCCTTCGCAATACCGAACGACTGGCGACGCATCCGCGTTATCGACTTCGGATTCGTGAACCCCTTCGTCTGCCAGTGGTGGGCAATCGACCACGACGGTCGCATGTACATGTACCGAGAAATCTACAGAACGAAGCAGCTAGTACGCGACATGGCCCACGCGATCAACCGGTGGGACGAGCGGATCGAGGCCACGATCGCAGACCACGACGCCGAGGACCGCGCAACGCTTGCCGCGGAGGGCATCGAAACGATCGCGGCGAATAAGTCGGTGCTGCCAGGAATCGAGAGCGTGGCGGCGAGAATCCGGCCAGAGGACGACGACAAGCCCCGGCTATACATACTCAGCGACACGCTAGTCGATCGCGACCAAGAACTGGCCGAGCAGAAAAAGCCATGCGGCACTGCCGAGGAGTTGGACGGCTACGCCTGGCACTCAGCACCGAGCGGCAAACTCGCGAAGGACCAGCCGGTCAAGATCGACGATCACGGAATGGACGCCATGAGATACGCGGTTGCCTACGTTGACGGCATCGGCGCGCAGGACCTCGAGGTGCGGATCTTCGGCGGCGGCGGCGTTGACCTTGACGGCTTCGACGATAACAACGACGACGACGGCTTGTGGGTCGGGCGATAGCCGACTGCCACAACTTGAACATGGGGCGAACCATTGCAGATAACAGACACTCACCCGCTGCTCCTGGACAATCTGGCCAAGGCCCAAACGACACCAGACAAGTGGCTCGATTCGACCGTCCACCTGATGCCAGGCGCGGGCGTGCTTGGCTCGCGGGAGCATCCGTTCAGATACGACCGGGCCATCGACTTATACAACTCATGGGTGTATGCGGCCATAAACCTCAACGCTACGGCGATCGCATCGCTGCCGCTCAAGCTGTTCGCCAAGCGACGCAGCACGACCAAACTATGCGAAACCAGGGCGGCGAGCCGTCGCACGCTGGCCTACCTGAACGGCGACCAGCAGCACAGCGCTATCGGCGCTATCAGGCCGCACCGCGACACGATGCGGAAGATAAGCGACCTGGGCGGCGATTTTGTGGAGGTCATCGGATCGCATCCGCTGATGTCGGTCTTGCACGACGCCAACTACTGGTATAACGGCTTCGACCTGATGCAGCTTCTGGTTATCTATTTGGAATGTACCGGCAACGCATATTGGCACCCGATCATCGACCCGGTGCTGCAAGTACCGAACGCGATCTGGCCTATGCCCACCCAGTGGGTTCGAGTGGTGCCGAGCGACGACAACTTCGTCGAGGGCTATGCATACGGACGGACCAGAATGGACGCGCAGGAATTTGACGTTGACGAGGTGATCCACTTCAGGACGGCCAACCCAAGCGACCAGGGCGTGTTTTACGGAATGGGCAAGATTGAAGCTGGCTGGAAAGCGGTGCTGCTCAACGACTCGCGGCAAACGATGGATCTGGCCTTGGCTGACAATCAAGCCAGGCCGGACTATCTGATGGTTGCCAAGCAGGGCACGACCCGCGAGTCGCTCGACCGCTTCGAGGCGGCGGTGGATAAGAAGCTGCGAGGCAAGAGCAAGACGGGCCGCTTCCTGTCGATGACCGGCGATATCGAGTTGAAGCCATTGCAGTGGCCACCGAGCGACCTCACCGGAAGGTCTGAAATCGTCGAAGAGATCGCAGCGGTGTTTGGCGTGCCTGTCTCGCTGCTCAAGGCGAACGACCCGAACCTGGCAAGTGCCCAAGTGGGATACGCGGCCTGGAAGTCTAACACCATCGCCCCGCTGGCTGCGTTGATCGAGCAGAAGCTCAACGAGCGGCTGGTCCCGCTGTTCGGCCTAGAGGGCGAGGCGGTGCTGGCCTTCGACAACCCGGTGCCGGAGGACCGGCAGTTCGAGATGGCAGAAAGTACAGCCAGACTGAGCAACGGCACGCGCACGATAAACGAGGACCGCGAGCTGCGAGGCGAGGAACCAGTAGAAGGCGGCAGCGAGCCAAGGATCGGCGGCCAAAGCCTGGCCAAGCTCGACGCAGACGCGCCAGCGTTCGAGGTGCCTGGCTTCAGAATCAGACCGCAGGACGACATCGAGCAAGCGGCGACGACGCCCGATCAGACGTTTACCGTGGGCACCGAGATCGGGAAGATGGCCAACGCCATCAACCACCTGGTGCATGAGAACGCGAAGATTCAGGCGGCACTTACAAGGATGCAAGATGAGCAGCAGAAACGGCGACCGACTGAGCCATCTGATACACCAGCAGATGGTAGCGCAGCCCAAAACAATGCAACTCAAAATCCCGCAAGAGGTTCTGGAGCCGATCGTGGCGAAGCTGATGGACGAACGCAGCGCCGCAATAGTCGAACAAGCGACCGAGCTGGTGATGGCAAGGTTGAACGACGCCCAGGCGAAGCCGTCGGAGCCTGCGTCGAACGAGGCGTCGCCATCCTGATAGACGAGGGCATGGACGCCGACCAAGCCGTGGCGGCAGCGGCCGACATGTGCGGCGACCCGAAGCACGCCGAACCGATCAGCCACCGGGCCATCGTATGGAGCAAGGCAGCGGACGACGTAGGCGACGCCGAAGATGATGCCCGCGAAGGCGAGCCGGACGCGCCGCACTTGGAACTGGCCGCCGCGCTTGGCCAACTGCTCGAGGCGCAACGCCAAGCCGTCACCGCCCTGATCGAGCAGCAGACGCCCAAGGCCATGAAGCGACGCAAGCAGCTACCAGCCGCACTAAAACGGGAGCTGGACCGCATTATCGTCGGGCTCGAGCCAGAGTTCGCGGTCCAAGTCGAGCGGGCGATCACCAGTATGATTCAGGCGTCGGGCTCCGCAGCGATCCACCGGCTGGGCGTGGATATCGACTTCGACGTGACAAGCCCCGCGGTGGTGGAGTTCTTACGGGGTTACGCCATCGACCTGGCTGGCAACATTTCGCAATCCACGCTGGCGGTGGTGACGCAGACCATCGACGACGGGCTAACGCAGGGGCTGCCGCCTGGCGACATTGCAACGCGAGTAATGGACACGGGCGAGTTCGCAGCAGGACGGGCCGAAGCGATCGCACGATCAGAAACCGCGCGGGCATACGTCGCGGGCGAGGAGCAAGGCTGGCAGCAGAGCGGCGTCGTGGAGGGGAAAAAGTGGCTCCTGGCGCCCAACGCTTGCGAGTTCTGCAAGGCGATCGCGGCCAAGGTCAATTCCAAGGTGACGCCGCTTGACGGTTCGTTTATAGAAAAGGGGCCGGATGTGTTCCTGACTGGGTCAGAAGGGGGGCGGCTCAACATCAACTACACAGATATCAAAGGCCCGCCGCTGCACCCCAACTGCCGATGCGATATTCAGGCAGTGTTAAAGGACTAAGCAAGGGCACGCCACTGGATGACAAGCAAGGCCACGCATGGAGTTTCGGCAAAGGCGTCCACCCATTGCGGGCCGACTTCGACCGGCGCTACATGCTCGCGTTCCCTGGCACGCGGGAGTGGTGGGTCCACTACTGGGCAAACGTGGCGCCCAAGTGGGTGCCGCCGTCGATTGTGGCCAGATGCGGCATTATGGTTTGGGAACTGAGCAGGACCAGGGGGACGTCACATAAAAGCAACAGCCTAATGGACGAGCTATGCGACTGGATGCCCCACCTGTTCACTAAACAATGGCCCTGGGTGCCTGGAGCGCCCACGACTGACGAGGCGACACCATGCAAAGCAAGCAGCTGATCGGCGAAATGAGCGTCAATTCGGGGGACCGTGCGTTCATTGCCAAGATCACCACCAACGCAGTCGACCGGGACCGTGAGGTCCTGATACCCCAAGGTATGCACAGCGCGGACTACGAAAAGAACCCCATGATCTTCTGGGCTCACGAATACTTCCGGCCACCACTGGGCAAGGCAACGGCCCTGAATAGGTACGACGACCACTGGATGGCACGCGGCGAGATGGCCGAACGCCCAGAAAACCATCCAGAAGCGGCGGAATGGTTCCCCGACACCGTTCTGTCTCTAATGGACCAGGGCGTGATTCGCGGCGTGTCCGTGGGCTTCGATACAATCACAAGCCACAAGCCAACGCCGTCAGATCGTGCAAAATACGGCGATCGGGTCGAAAAAGTGGTCGGCAAATGGAACCTGCTGGAGTTCAGCATCGCGCCGATGCCAGCCAACCAGGACGCACTGATAACAGCGGTGGGGAAGGGCATAATCCACTCAGCCACAGCCAAGGCGGTCTGGGGAATCCAACCGCCGAAGGCACAGAAAAAGACGGCGCGGCGTCGGGCCATGATTGTGATACCCGCCATGCCCAAGGCGAAGGCGAAACCGAAAATCAGACAGGCCCAAGTCGAGAAGGCCGTGGCCGCAGCGATCGCCAAGCGGTGCGGCAGGATCTATTTGTGAGGGCTTGACAAAGCAAG